CAAAGTCATCATCATTGATGAGGCAGATAATACAGGGAACGACGTTCAACTCTTACTACGGGCTAATATTGAGACGTTTTATAACAACTGTAGGTTCATCTTTACCTGCAACTACAAAAACAAAATCATTGAACCACTTCACTCAAGGTGTGCAGTCATTGACTTCTCCATTAAAGGGAAAGAAAAAGCGGCACTGGCAGGATCCTTCTTCAAGCGTTTACAAAACATCTTGGATGAAGAGGGCATCAAATATGATCAAAAAGTCCTTGCAGAACTCATCAACAAACATTTCCCAGATTGGAGAAGAGTTCTAAATGAATGTCAAAAATATTCAGTTGGTGGGCAAATTGATTCTGGGATTCTTGCATCTTTTTCTGATGTTTCTGTAAATGAACTCATTAAAAATCTCAAAAGTAAAAACTTTCCTGAAGTCAGAAAGTGGGTGGTTGCCAACTTGGACAACGATGCTGGCAGTTTACTTCGCAGGGTTTATGACTCCTGTTATGATTGCCTTTCACCCCAATCTATTCCTGCTGCCGTTCTTGTTATTGCTAAGTACCAATACCAAAGTGCGTTCGTTGCTGATCAAGAAATAAACCTTCTTGCTGCTCTTACTGAAATTATGGTGGAGTGTAATTTCAAATGACACAGCTAAAAACTCCTCTTCGTTATCCTGGAGGTAAATCTAGAGCAGTTCAAAAACTATCTCAATACTTACCTGATCTTAGAAACTATGATGAGTTTAGGGAATCTCTTGTTGGTGGTGGAAGTTTTGCCTTATACATTACAAAGCAGTATCCAAGTTTGAATATTTGGGTAAATGATTTGTATGAACCTCTTGTGAACTTCTGGCAACAACTTCAAATGTTTGGTGATGATCTTAAGGAAATGATACTTGATAAAAAGTTGGTTCATCATACTCCTGAATTTGCTAAGAATCTTTTTCTTGAGTGTAAGAATGATTTAAATGATCCAAATCAACCAGCATTATATCGTGCAGCAGCATTTTATATTGTCAATAAGTGTTCCTTTTCTGGTCTTACAGAAAGTTCATCTTTTTCGGCACAAGCTTCAGAAAACAACTTTAGTTTCAGAGGCATTGAAAAACTTCCAGAGTATTCTAAATTAATTGAACATTGGCGTATAACTAATTACTCCTATGATTACCTTATGGATGGAGAAATGGGTGCTTTTATGTATCTTGATCCCCCTTATGACATTAAGGATAATCTCTATGGGAACAAAGGATCAATGCACAAAGGATTTGATCACGATAAGTTTGCTGCTGATTGTGATGCTAATAATATGGACATGATGGTCAGTTATAATTCAAGTCAACTTATCAAAGAAAGATTTAAAACTTGGAAGGCAATTGAGTTTGCTCACACATACACAATGAGATCTGTTGGTGATTATATGAAAGACCAACATGAGCGAAAAGAACTGGTATTGATTAATTATGAGTTATGAATTGAAAGATTGGTTGAATTCTATCAATCAAACTAAAAACAATATTATGGACGAAGACCCTACTTCTATAAAGGAATATCCTCCATATATTATTAACAGATGTTTATCAGGTCACATTGATTGTTTAATGTATGCCAATGAAATGAATAAGTATCACTCATTGGATAAAAAACTTCAATATGATTTTTTTATAAATACTTTGAGACCAAAGAAGAGATTTTCTCCTTGGATTAAAAAGGAAGAAATCAAAGACCTTGAAGTAGTTAAATCTTACTATAAGTATAGTAATGAAAAAGCAAAACAAGCTTTGAAAATCCTTTCAAAAGAACAACTTAAATTTATTAAATCAAAACTTGATACTGGAGGAAGAAAATGAGCGTTGTAAATGAACCTGAAGTGAAGTGGTCGCCAGACCAAATGGTAGAAGTATTTCTCAATGAACCTGATGATTTTTTGAAGGTTCGTGAAACTCTTACTAGAATTGGAGTTGCTTCTCGCAAAGAGAGAAAGATTTATCAATCTTGCCACATTCTTCATAAGCAAGGTAGATACTATCTTGTTCACTTCAAAGAACTTTTTGCTCTTGATGGTAAACATGCAAATCTGACAGTCAATGATGTTCAGAGAAGAAACAGAATTGCTCAACTTCTTGCAGATTGGGGTTTGATTACTATTAAAGATGTTACTAAGATTCAAGATATTGCACCACTGAATCAAATCAAAGTTCTTTCTTATAAAGATAAGGATGAATGGATTCTTGAAACCAAGTACAACATTGGATCCAAGAAGAAAAGAGTAGAGGAAACTGAATAATTTGGTAGGGGATTCAACATCCCCTTTTTTGTGATTTGTTGTATAATTAGTATTGGATGCCTTAGGGGTCCACAAAAAACAAACTCGCTTTAAAAGGAGATACCATAATGACTAACCTTATGCGTTATACTTCGTCTGATCTTCCAACATTGCTTGATAAGATTACACGCAATAGTATTGGAATGGATGAATACTTTGATAGATTGTTTAATCTTCATGAAACAACAACAAACTATCCTCCATACAATCTTATTCAGGTAAATAATGTAGAGTCAAGATTGGAAATTGCATTAGCAGGATTTAAAAAGGAGGAAGTCCATGTGTTCACAGAGTATGGAAAACTTTTTATCGAAGGACAAAAATCAGATACCGAATCGGATAGGACGTTTATCCACAAGGGTCTGGCTAGCAGAAGTTTCAAAAGGGCATGGACGCTCTCAGATGACACAGAAGTCAGAGACGTCACCTTTGAAGATGGATTACTTGTCATTCGACTAGGAAAGGTTGTTCCTGAGCATCATGCTAGAAAGGATTATCTCTAAATATAATTGAATATCGTCGCTGCTGGGGGAAGGATGATTAAGACCATCCATTCCCCCCTTTTTATAAATACCTAAAAAAGGTTGATGAAAACATATAAAGGATTTTTTAAAGAATCTATATCATTTCAAGTTCATGATAAATTAAATCCTACCTTTTGGGATGGAGAAATGCTTCGTCCAAAAGTTAGAAGTCAACTTAAGAAAATTGCTTCTGCTTGGATTGATTATGTTGGTCTTGATAAAGGTTCAATAGAAGATATTTTACTTCTTGGTGGTAATGCTGGATATAATTATACAAAGTATTCTGACTTAGATTTGCATGTAGTTATAGATAAAACTAAAACAGAATGTCCTGATTTGATGTCTGATTATTTTAAAGATAAAAAGCAATTGTGGACATTGACTCATGACATTAAAATTTATGGACATTCTGTTGAACCTTATGTAGAAGAAGTTGGCAAGAAGCGTAGAAAGAATCAAGGAGTATATTCTATTAAAAGTAATAAGTGGATTATTTTTCCAGGTAAATTTACTGGAGAGGTTGACAGGGACTTGCTAAAGTCAAAGGTTTCTGATATGATGGATAAGATTAATAGAGTTATTAAATACTCAAACAATGTCACAGTATTAGAAAATCTTCTGAAAAAAATCAGAGACATGAGAAATTCTGGACTTGACAAGTCTGGTGAGTTTGCCTTTGAAAATCTTGTATTTAAAGAATTAAGAAATAAAGGATACATAGACAAACTTGCTGACCACATCATAAAATTAAAAGATAAATCATTAACTTTGGAAAACTATGTCTGTTAAACTTTTGATTCTTAAATCATATGAAGATGTAATTGCAGAAATTACATCAGAAGATGTGTTTGGAAAATGGTATGAAATTTCAAATCCATTTGTAACTAGATTGGAAGAAGATAATTCTAGGGTAGTATTTTATCCATACATCCCCTTAGCAAAAGATAAAACTATTAAAATTCCTTCTGATTGGGTAGTTGCAATGGTAGAACCTCTTGATGAGGTAAAAGATTCGTATTTGGAGAAATTGAATGGAAAATTTGAAAATTCTGATTCTGAAGAATGATGCAATTCTGATCACTGAAGTTCATGAAGTAGAAACTGAACTTGGTGGACCAGACTGTAAATTGGTAAATCCTTGTCAAATGCGTGTTTCAGATCAAGCAACATATGACATGAAAAAATGGCCAGTGTTTACTGATCAGAGAGAACTTATGATTCACTCTGATTCTATTTTTACTATTGTTGATCCCAAACCAGATCAAATTGAACTTTATTTAAAGACTATTAAATGAATTTTTACACGAATGTAGTTCTTGTTGGAAATGAAATTCTTTCCAGAGGGTATTCTGATGGGAAGCATTATAAAAATAGAAAAGAGTTTTATCCAACTCTTTATGTTAAAACTAATAAAAAGAGTAAATTTAAAACCTTAGAAGGTAACTATGTAGAGGAAGTAAAACCAGGAACCATTCGTGAGACTAGAGAGTTTATCAGTAAGTATGAAAATGTAGACAATTTTGAACTATACGGAAATACCAGATACATCAATCAGTATATTTC